CGTCGCACCGCCTCCGACCGGCCACGTCCGCATTCACGCCGACATGGTGCAGGGCAGCGACGAGTGGCTGGCGGCGCGCTGCGGACTCCTGACCGCCTCCGAGATGAGCCGCATCGTCACGCCGACGCTCAAAGCCGCGTCGAACGAGAAGGAGCGGACGCACCTCTACGAACTGCTGGCCCAGCGCATCACCGGCCACGTCGAGCCGTCCTATGTGTCCGACGATATGCTGCGCGGCCGCGAGGATGAGATCGAGGCGCGCGACCTGTATTCGACCAACTACGCGCCCGTCACCGAGGTCGGCTTCATCACGAACAACCGCTGGGGCTTCACGCTCGGCTATTCGCCCGACGGCCTGGTTGGCGATGACGGCGCCATCGAGTGCAAAGGCCGGCGCCAGAAGTATCAGATCCAGACCATCGTCGAGCGCGAGGTGCCGGCGGAATATGTGCTGCAGGTGCAGACCGGGCTGCTGGTCACTGAGCGCAACTGGATGGATTTCGTCTCCTACTGCGGCGGCCTGCCCATGTGCACCATCCGCGTCTTCCCCGACCCCATCATTCAGGCCGCCATCATCGACGCCGCATCGGCATTCGAGGAGCGGCTGGCCAAGGCGCTCGCCACCTATCGCGAGGCCATCACCAACGAGCGCCGGTTCATCCCGACCGAGCGCCGCATCGAGCAAGAGATGTTCACATGACCGACATGACCAGCGCCATCGTGCCCAAGTCCGACCAGATCAACGCCGACGACCTGATCTCGGGCCCGCGCACTATCCGCATCCGCGACGTGGCCATCAGCGCCGGGGCCGATCAGCCCGTGTCGATCAGGTTCGAGGGCGACGACAGCAAGGTCTGGCGGCCCTGCAAGTCGATGTCCCGCGTGCTCGTCGCAGCCTGGGGCCCGGACGCGAAGGCATACGTCGGCCGGTCCGTCACCCTCTACCGCGACCCGACCGTGAAGTGGGGCGGGATGCAGGTCGGCGGCATCCGCATCAGCCACATGACGAACATCGACAAGCAGTTGGTGCTCGCGCTCACCGAGACGAAGGGCAAGCGGGCACCGTTCGTGGTCAAGCCGCTGGCCGTGCCGGCCGCTGCGACCGAGCAGCCCCGCCACATCCCCGACTCCGCGTCGACCCATCCGACCGCCACACTCCAGGCACGCGCCGACAAACTGGAGATCGCACTGAAGGGCGCAGGCACACTGGCTCGCCTGACTGCGGTGTGGCAGGCCGGTCGCGATCTCCGCACGGATCTGGAGGCGGGCGACTCCATCCGCCACGCGTCGCTGCTGGCCCTCTACAACCGCCTCGACCTCGAGCTCGAAGCCGCGGCCGGCGGATTCCCGGGTGACGAACAGTGACCTACGCCGAGACGACCGACTTCCTGATCGCGGCCTGCGCCGTGTTTTTCGCCCTGGCTGGACTGGGGCTGTGGCGTGCGTGGGCAACGCGCAAACGGAGGGACAAATGACTGACCCGACGCTCCGAGCCTTGGCCGAGGTGTTCCGCCCTCGCTCGATCATCCTGCTGGCCGTGGTGGCTGGTGTCGTTTCGTTGTGGTGGCTTACGTGAGCGCCGACCAGTTCATCATCGACGGACCGTGCCTGTGGTCGTTCAGCGGCGGTCGCACGTCGGCCTATATGCTCTGGAGGGCGCTGCAAGCCTACGGCGGCAAACTGCCGGACGATCACGTCGTCGCCTTCGCCAACACCGGCAAGGAGCGCGAGGAGACGCTGCGCTTTGTCTATGAGTGCGGGTCGCGCTGGGGCGTGGAGATTGTCTGGCTGGAATGGGTCAACGCCAAGCCCTGCTTCCAGACTGTCGGCTTCAATAGCGCCGCCCGCAACGGTGAGCCGTTCGCCGCACTGATCGACAAGAAAGGCTATCTGCCGAACGCGGTGGCCCGGTTTTGCACCCAGGAACTCAAGATCAGGACCATCCGCGACTATTGCCGGTCCATCGGCTGGGATCGCTGGAAGAACGCGGTCGGCCTGCGTCACGATGAGGGCCACCGGGTTCTAAAGGCCCTCGCCCGGAACCATGAGGCGAAGGAACGCTTCACCGCCGCCGTGCCGCTGGCGAACGCCAAGGTCACCGTGCGGGACGTGAAAGCGTTTTGGGACGCGCAGCCGTTCGACCTGGGCCTTCGCCATTACGAGGGCAACTGCGACCTGTGCTTCCTCAAGGGTCGCGGTTCGCTCAAGGCAATCATGCGCGAACAGCCAAGATCGGCAGAGTGGTGGGCCGAGCGTGAGGTCGCGGTCACGACAAAGCGGGCCACGAAGTCCGGCGCGAGGTTCGTTACCGAATATTCCTACGCCGATCTGGCGCGCGAGGTCGCCCAGCAGCCCCACCTTTTCGATGAACCATTGGACGACGAACACGACGCCGAGTGCGGCCTGTGGTGCGCGGGAGAAGCGGCATGACCCGCACCGAAGCGCCGACATACACCGCTGCGATCTACATTGCCGGTGATCTTACCGAGGCGCGCCGCGTGTGCCGAGGCTACTGCATGAAGGGCCTTTGTGTGACGGTCGAGCCGGTTGAGTTCATCTACACCGGCGGTGCCGAAACCGGCGTTCGCGTCGGGCTTATCAACTATCCGCGATTTCCAGCAAGCCCATCAGAAATCTTGAACACCGCAGAGCATCTGGCGGTGGCGCTGATGAACCAGCTTTACCAGCACTCGGTCAGCATCGTCGCAACCGACAAGACGATCTGGCTGTCACGGAGAGAAGCAGCATGACCCCCGACGATATGGAGGGACGGCTTCTGGCCGACGCAGAAGACATGGCGGCTCAAGACGCAGGTATTCTTGGAATATCCAAACGCTCTCGGCGGCTGAATGATTTGGCCTCCGACCTCCGCGCCCTCCTCCTCGACTACCAGGAGCGGGGACGGGCGTTGGAGCGCCAATGCGACAACATGGCTTTTGCCATCAACCGCGTTGATCTTCGCGGCTGGACCGAAAAATTTTCGCGGGAACTGAAAGAGGACCGCGCCACCCTGAAAGGAAAGAGCCATGACTGAGAACCTGTTGCCCTGTCCGTTCTGTGGGGGCGTCAACGTCGTCCGAGGCGGTGATGACAAAATGGTCGCCGTCTTTTGCGGAACCTGTGGCGCTTGCGGGCCTGACGAATACGGGGCCAGCAACAACTGGAACCGCCGCACCCCTGCACCAGAGGGGGAGGATTACGCATCCCCTGTCGTTTCGGTAGGGAGGGAGGATGTTGAAATCGTGTCCGAGTGGCTGGAAATGGCCAAGGAGACGCCGAAACCGCTGCACAGCAGCCTCAACTATGTGCCGGTATGCGCGTCAGAGATTGAGGCCATTGAACGCATCCTCGCAGCCCTTGGCACGAAAGCCACCGATACAGGGAGGGAAGGGTGAGCATCACAATCTCGACCGACGTTTTCTGCGATGGCTCCGACGACTGCTCGCAATGGATTGAGGGCACCACAGGCCCGCGCTCCGACGCCAAAGCGGCCCGCGAAAACGCCAAGCATTACGGATGGAAGCGAGTTCGCGGAAAAGACTATTGCCCCGCTTGTCAGAAGGACCGCCCCAATGACCACCACTGACATAGCCGCCGATACGGGGGGGGAAGGGTGAGCGACTTGCTTTTAGCTACTGGCTTGGCCGCAATTGTTCCCGGTATCAGCTTTACGATACGATGGGTTTCATCGACGCCAAAAGAAACGCACTGGTCTGGTTGGGCTGCTACCGTGTCCTATACCGTGGCGACGTTTGCCATTATTTTGGGGGCCAGACTGGCATGACCACCACTGACATAGCCGGTCTGTGCGAGAGGCTGCGGGCGAGAAAGCCAACCACGTCGGGCGGCGAACTTGCCAACCCCGACGGCCCCGAAGCAGCCGACACCCTTGAACGCCAAGCCGCTGAGATAGAGAGGCTGCGGGGGGCTTTGGGCGAGATAACGAAAATGACCAAGGCACTACGGATCGCAACGTCAGCCCTGATCCTCGCCGGGCAGGGCGATGCGGCCAAGATGGTCACGGCTATAGCCGACGACTTTGAGAACCACGCCCGAGCCGCCCTTACAGGAGAAGACGCATGAGGCGCTCTGTCGTTGCCCGAACGGTCGGCATCGCCGCATTGATGGCCTTGTCGGCTCGCCCCCTGGACGACATGACGGAGGATGAACGCAAGACGCCTCCCTCACCGAAGCCCGAGCCCGAGAAGCCCAAAAACCTCCCCGGCGAGACGAACCGGCAGTTTGCCGCGCGAATGAAAG